ATGACTAAATGCTTTTGTCATAGCATCTGTCATAGCTTTCTTAGGAGCTTCATCATCTAACTTACCATTAGTTTTATATAAATTTTGAACAGAAGGTATAGGTCCAAAGCAATTAGTTAATGCTTTAGTATCATCATCTAACCAATAGATAGTAACTTCAGCAAACACTAGCTTAAGGTCTACGCAATAAGTAAATTTGTTTTCATGTTTCCAACCTTTACCTATAGGTCCAAACTGTTCTGTCATTCTCATTATCTGCCATTGAGGGTCAATAGTAGTTAGGTTTCCCCAACCTTTATTCATACCTTTAGTTGCTCTTGGGTCAGTCTTCTTTAGTTTATCCCATATAATTTTATTGGGATTTAATGCTGTAGTTGGCATAATGTTTTCCTCCGTTTTTAATTATTTCTGTTTGTATATCATATCCATTTTTCTTCAAGTCGAATATGATAGCTGATAATCTAAAAGCTCCATATTTATTTAGTGCTTCTAGTGGTGTAATACCTTTGCCTTCTTGCAAATGTATTAAAACTTTTTGCTTTTGAGAATTATATCTTGCCATTTATTTCCTCCTCTATTTCGTCTGCTAATCTATTGTCTTCCATGTTGTCCATTATCTTATCAAACTTCTCTAGAGTATTATTAAAGTGTTGTATTACTAGAGTTCTTGCATCAAATAATTGTGAGTATGTTAATGTATTATCTACTTCAATATCAGTTAAGACAAAATCATTTACTGTTAGTTTCTTGAATTGCTGCATCATCTTCTCCTATAGTTACAGTTAATCTTCCAGTTTTAGAACGCTTAACTGTAACACCATGTCCAGTAGCTTCTCTATAATCTGGTTGTACTAGAGATTTAATTTCTTTTTTACTAGCTTCAAACTCTCTAGCTTTTTCTTGTGTTTGTTTTAATGTTTGTGAAAGATACGCCCATTGATTACTACTTGTCATATCTTTAACTATCATCTTATCTAACACAAGCTCTTTAGTTGATGGTGTTTCAATACCTTCACCATCATATGGTGGTTTGTCTTGTACAACAAAGCTCCAAAACTGTTCTTCCTTTTCTACTAATTGATTCATAAACTTTTCGTTCTTTTCTATACGATAAGCTCCCCATCTATTACCAAAGATAATAGATAACCAAGCATAGTTACATTCAAACACATACATATAGTGATGTATTTGTGGTAGATATGTTTCTATTGCTTTCTCTTGTGTAACAAATCCGTTTAAATGTTTAGCTTCAAAGATACCAAATTCATTATCACCATAGATTAAACCATCTACATTTGCATACATGAAATCTTTTTTCTCACTAACTTTTAATCCTGTATGTGCTACCTCTATGTTCATTTGTTTTTCAAACCATTTAAGATTAAATGATTCTGTCCATACTCCTAGCTGTACTGGAAATTCATTTGATAAATCTGGTAAATCTTTTTTACCTGTCTTCTCTAACCATAAGTCATACCAATCTCCTGATACTATCTTACGAGCATCAGAACCACCGATACCTTTCATTCTTTCTTCTTTAGTATAAGCTACTTCACTCATCTTTCTTCTCCTTTTTATTTATTATTTGATTATGAATAGCTTTGCCTATTACCATAGCAGTATCATCAAACTCTAATTTACCTGACATAGATTTAATAGTTATGTCATTTTTTATAGTAGATAATTCTTCTTCAGTAATAGTTATAGTATAAGTTTTATTTATTTTCTTCTCGTCTATCACTATCCATCTTCTCCTTTCTTAATCTAGCTGATGAAATCTTTTCCATCATATCTTTACACTCCTTATCTCCCTTCTCATATCTATTCATAAATTCTATCCAAGGAAAACTTGGCATAGTTTTTATTATAAAATTTATATTTTTTTCTATCCATCTTTTCTTTCTGTTGTTTGGGTTAGACCAATCAATCGTTTGTGGTCGTCTTCTTGGATTCCATAATCGTGTTAGCTTTCTTATTTGATAGTTAATTTTATCTGACACTTTAGAACCTCTGCCCAATTATATAAGTTGTAGACATTAGGTCTGCGCATACCACATTCCCACTTAGATACTAGCTTATCAGCTACACCTATCATGTCATTGACTTCTATTTGTGTTAATCCCATCTCATGTCTCCGTTCAATGAATGGTAAGATTACATCATTCCAAAATTTGTCGTTCTTTTTTTTGACTTGATAAGGCATTATAAATTTTTCTAGCTGTTTCAGCACGAGGTTCATACTTGCCCTTGAGCCACCTATAGTATGTGCTTGGATTAATTCCAACATCTTTGCACTTCTCCTTTATGGTATTCTTCTCAATACCTTTTATTAAATCTATAGCGTGTAACATGATGTATTACTGACACAATTTTTACACATTGTCTATCTAAACTTTCCTTGATTCCATTTTCTTCCTTCTCTTTGGAATCTAATTCTATCAGCTTGTCTTGTACCTACATTATATACATACTCTATTAAATCTAAGTAATCATCTATGGTAGTACAATGTCTCATCTTCATACTATGATTCATTAATTGTTTTAACCATTTGTTTCTATTAAATTGTCTATCTTTATCTAAGATAATACAAGCATGAACATATCCTCTTTTATTCCAAGCACTAAATACTGGCTTTTGTTTTACTAACCAAGTACAAAATTCTTTTGCCCAAGGTAGATTATTTATTACAAGACTACCTGATTTAAAATCATTAAGTTGTCTTGTACTTAATGATGAATCAGCTAAGATAGTAATAGCTGCTTGAGTTGGTATGTTATATGTTTTAATAAACCAATCCAATGTAGTGTATGGACCTACACCTTTCTCTAAATCCATATAAGATTTAATGAAGTCATGGTATGTCCATGATTTTTGAACAGAATTAATCTGTCTTATCTCACTTATGTTCCAGTTCTGACCAGCTATATAATGTACTGGTAGATTTAATTCCTTACAGATAGTAAATCTATGCTGTCCATCTACAATTTCCATCTTCTCATTTACTATTATAGGAATAGGTAAGAAGTTTTCATTCATAGATTTTCGTAGCTTACTTAAATGTAAATCATTTAAAGGTCTATTACCCTTGACAAATCTAAACTGATTGTATTCATTAGTAACTATAATTTTTTTCATATATTTTTCTCCTTATATTTGAAGAACCTTACGCCCTTCGGAAGAAAGGGCGTATGGTTCTGAAGTGGTACAAGAATCAGCATCATAATCTCAAAGGATAAATTATGAGAGGCGTACCACTAACCATTGGGGGAGCTTCCCTGTGCCTTCAATAACTCCGACACCATCAAGCTCCCTAACTCTACTATATACTTTCTCTATAGGCAGTATAATACCTCTGAGTAGCTACCTCAGTATAGTTCAGTAGAAGTGTTCTTTAATTATATTTATAATGCACACTCCTTTGTCCATCTAAATTATCAGTAAATAAAACTAACCACATATCATGGTTCAATGCTTTAGCTACTGCTCGTTCTCTATTGTATTTAACATTATGTTCTTTACCTCTAGTTTCTCCCCAATCTTCTGACTTATCAGGATGACTAGAGTAATGTGTTAATGCATTATACATTGCCCATAGTGTGTAACCTAAACCCATAGCTTCTTTCTGAAATCTATTAGCTAAGTTATCTACTAATGGTTTTGAATAATGCCAAGGTTCTGTTGGTCTTGGTCTATGACCAATAGTTTTCTTGAAGAATTGTACTGCTTCTTCTGTTGTTACTTCAGACTTAATCATCTTTTCAAATTCTTCTTTGCTTTCGTTATATTTACTAGGTGCTAATGCTATCTTATTAGCTACTGCATCTACATTAAAACCAAAGGTATGTTTGTATCTATTAGCAACATGAATTGCTGGTGATACACAACCATTCAAACACCATAATCTTAGTGCATCAAATGTTGCTGCAAACATACGACTTAAATCTAAACTTGAATCAACTACCATTCGTAGTTTAAGTACATCTCCTATTTGTGGTTCAGCTATGTATTTATTAAATACAATTTCCCTTCTCCACTTAGTACCTTCATCATATAATTCATCAGTTACTTTTATATCTGATAAATCTATTTCATTTGCAATTAATTTTTCATTTAATTTTTCAGCAATTTGATAGTGAGCTACAGGTACATACTTACTACCACAAGTAGATATTAATTCATTATTTGATTTATTATATATACCTCGTCTTATACGAGGTGATATATCTCTACCTTCTCTATCTTTAATTGGTCCAGTTTCTACATCAAACTTTAAATTTGATGGCATACTTAATGCTGTGCGACCACCTTCTTGTACGCTACTTTCCATTAGTTCCCTCCCATTTATCTTTAACTACTTCATCAATAACTTCTATATTGTCATTGAGTTTTGATAGTTCTTTAATTGATTTAAGTATTTCTTCTCTAACTATTTTTCTAATCTTAACTAATAGTTCTTCATCACTTAACATTAGGACTCCTCTCATTTATTTTAGTTATATCTTTATAGATACTGCTCTTTGCTTCATCTAAATTTTTATTTACTTCTTCTATTTTAGATAGCGTAGGTAGTATTGCATCATAACAATTCTCCAAGCTATCTATCCTAGCTATTAAACCATTTACTCTCTTAACTTCTTTACCTAATATATCTATTTGTTTATTCATTACTTGTTTCAATGCTAAAAATTCTGTGCTTCTAAAGTTGTATGGTCTAAATATATCTAATATATTCATAGTACCTCCATCATACTATTATGATTTTTTATTTCCTCGTTCATTCGAAGACATAACTTTTTAAATTCTTCATACTGAGGACTGCTCTTGTCCATTACTTTTAATAGAGCAAATACACTAGCTCTTACTCCTTCCTTTGCTACCTTTAGATTCCAATGATTATCCATAGCTTGTTCAATTTCTTTATTTGATTGTTCAATCATGGCTTCATATTCATCAGGACTTTTATCCATTAATTTATCTGCTAATCTATTCATAATTTCACCACTATCATTATAGGTTCAGAATTAAATTCTATTTCTATTGATTTAACTTTTGTATGTGACCACTCAAGTTCGCCTGATTCTTTATCAGATGAGAAAATCATTTCTTTACCCTGTATTTTTAAGTTAGCATCAGGATATGATGCTGTAATATTATCCAGCATATGTTGTAATGCTTTTGCTTTCATTTTATCTCCTAACTGTGAGAGAGAAACTTTTCCCCCACAGGAACGAAGGGGGGAAAGTTTCTCTCATGTTATTATAGTTCCACTATATTATTTACTCTCACTCTAACGAATGGTTTAATGGAATCTTTCTTAGGTCCTTTCTTAATTCTGTATTTAGTTAAGTCAGTTCCTTTTGGTAATTCAGATGATGGTATAGTTCTCATCACCTTCTTACCTTTTAAGAAAGCATTTAATCTATTTAATTCTTTACTCAATAAATCCATTATACTCCTCTTCCTAATAAATATATTATTAGTTGGTTAAAGTTTTCAGCATGAGTATATAGATACCCAACCATAGCTACACACCAGATAGCTATTATTAATTTAGTAATAAATAAAGTTAATCTAAAGGCGAAGCTCATCTTCACCTCCAGTCATTAATTGTTCTATTGCAGTTAATGAAGTTAATTCATTACTCAATAGCTGGGCAACTGCCCATTCAGCTATCATTTTATAATCTTGAGTGGACATTTCCCTCAATGTACTTAAGTCATGCTGTAATTGTAATAGTTCTGAATGATTCAATGATTGGTCATTACTCACCTTATCATTTACAGCTATAGATAGTTCTAACATAAACTTCTCCGTTTCCTGTTTATACCATGTATATTGCACTACTGCAACTACTACAGTAGACAAAATAAAAGGGGGAATTTATCCCCCTTTATGTTATTTAGTTATTCTTAGCTTTTGGCGTTGGCGTTTTAGCTTCACATTTTCTTCGATAGAAAGTCTTGCATTCCACTTATAGTATGGAACTCCTACTTCCTTTACGAAAACTTTAACTTGCTCAGCTTTTAGTGCTACTAGCTTTTCATTGATACCTTGCATTTCACCAAGTTTATCTTTGTAATCATCAACTTTGATGTCAGCTTTATTAACACCCATGCTTTCTGCAGCTTCAGGTGTTTCAAGAAATGCTATGTTAGCTTCCAAATCGCCTTGTGATTTACTGTTCAAATCGATAGCTTTATCTAGAACTCCTATAAATCCTTCAAGTAAGTATTTAGTAGTAAAAGAATTAAAACCAGCAATTTGAGACATATTAACAAGAGCCATATGTTTTCTCCGATTTGTTACTGGAAAAGCGAGAACCCATTTCTTGCTTTCCAAGGAACGCCAAAGCAAGAAAAGGAACGTCTCGGTTTTCAACAAATCGTAGAAAACAATGGCCTCGCAGATAATATGGCTACAAATTGGTGTGTTTTGATATCTTTTACCTAAATACGAAATGCAGAAGGATTTATTAGGTGTTCTTATCTCCCCTTAGCTATTGTATTTGGACTAGTTAATCCTAGGCGATTTGGAAATAACATTTAGTATTTCTATGAAATACATGAAGTGCTAGAAACATGAGGTGTTGATAAATGGTGGCATACAAATTGATAGATTACATAGATAAACGCCAATGAAATGTTAGGTATTATTAAAAGTGTAGTAGTTCTTAAAGGTGTGCCAGTTATTAGTTGAAGTTAAGGAAGTTAGGTGTTTCTACTATAATGGAATCAATGCCTTTCTTCGATTAAAATGTGTTAGTTAAAATCCATAAGTCAAGAGCTTTAGAATTGCTTAATAACATAAAGGCATAAATTCACAATTAAATGGTCTACTGTTACCTAACTTCCTCGTTTATCTATGTGTTATTTCCTTCATCACCTTTCACACCCCCAAGCTGTGCTTTCAAGATGTTGTATGTCGTCAGCAATTTCTTGTACTAAATCTGGTGTGCGTTGACATACAAAAATAAAGGTTTATTAGTATAAGAGAGCTATGCCTAATACTCCTACAATTAAGACTTTAACACTAAGACAACGCACACTTGTTGATACATTAGTATCACAGGATATCAGCATAACAAAAGCTAGTGAAATTGCTGGATATGCTAAGGGTGAGAGCGGTAGAGTAGTAGCTAGTAAAACATTACGATTACCACATGTACAAGAGTATATGATGCAACAAGTAGGGCAACACCTCACCCTTTCAAGCATATCTTCTGTGAAACGACTACGACATCTTGTTGACCATGCTCGTTCAGAGTATGTCCAGCTAGAAGCTAGTAAGGATATCTTAGATAGAGTAGGGTTCAAGCAACCTGATAAGGTTAGACATACTCTGGATGGTGATATCAGCGTCAAGATAGATTTATCTTGAGTCGCTGATACCTACTGCATGGTCAAGGGGGTGTGATATAGTATATAGAGGTAGGGGGGTTTAAAAAACACAAGTCCTTATAGCTAGTGGTAGTTCACAAGCAATTATAGTCAAAAAGGTTCGATATGAGAAAAGTGCGTAGACAAATAGAACAAAATATATTTTACTGCTTGACAGGTTCAGATATGAGCTTATGTGGTTTTTGATTGAACGATAAATGATAAAAAGGAATCCATTCATAAAGCAACCTGAACCTAAGCGTGTACACGCTAACTTGACTTCTGTTGCTAATACTCTTAGGAAGTTGGGTAGATATAAACCAAACTCTTTGATTAGAGAAAGGAATGAAGATGAAGAAGATAAAAGAAATGTGGAACAACCTGAGCAAGAAAGGTAAGATTGCTTCTGTTGCTTTTGTAGTTATTGCTGGTATGATTATATATGGCTGGGTATTCTAATGAGTGGTAAGTCTGGTGGTGGATTTCCAAAGTTTACAAACTGGAGGAAGGTGAAGTCAGGGTATGACCAAGAATTTACCTTACCGAAAGGAACATCTGCTGCTCCTATTAAACAAGTAAAAGTAACGACAGAAGTACAAAGAGTTAAAGCTCAAATAGCAAAAGATAAAGTTACTCCTAAAAATATTCAACCTAAAGGAAAGGTTGTAGGAAAGGTAAGACAGAACTGGGGTGAATGGAAACCAGTACATCAAAAAGTAAAAAAACCTTGGGATTTAACTTTAAAAGATTTGCAAAAGAAATCCATTGTAAAAGGCAATAGTGGGGATGCTGCAAGAATAGCAAAATGGAAAAAATATATTCGAGGTGAATAATGGCTAAGAAAAAAAAGAATCCTTATGCTAAAGAGCTAATGTCTGGTAAGTATAAACAGAAAAAGAAACCTTCCAAAAAAAATTATGACAGAAAAAAGTCCAAATCCAAATATTGATGTTGCTTCTGTCATACAGCATCTCAATAATTTAAAAGACCAGATAGGTAATATTACTCTCCATATTGAATGGAAGAATGGTACTCAAGGGGTATATGGTAATCCTAAAACTGTAGATGGATATGCTACTGCTAGTATGATGATACAGCAGTATGCCTTGCAATCTCTTAGAGATGAAGGTCTTATAGATGAAGATATTGTTATAAAGCCAACAGTACATTAATGTCATTTACTTTACATACTGGCGATTCCCTTACATATCCTGATATCCTTCTTCTTAGAAAGATAGTAAAGAAAGTTCACTTTAGACATTACCCAAAAGAATTAATGACAGACCATGAAGCTGATAAATATATTTATTCCCTAACACCTAAAATAAAAGAACAACTAATTAAAACTTTCGTAGACGGAAATTTCGAGTATAAGTAAATAATGGTTTCATTCCATTACAAACCTGATGGCGATACCATCAAGAAATTTATGAAGGACACCTCTTTCTTTAGAGGAATACGAGGACCAGTAGGTTCAGGTAAATCAGTTGCTTGTTGCATAGAAATTTTTAGGAGAGCATTACAACAAGAAAAAAATAATGAAGGAATAAGAAAATCAAGATGGGCAGTTATACGAAATACAAATCCACAGCTTAGAACAACAACAATTAAAACATGGCTGGATTGGTTTGATGAAAATAGCTGGGGTCCATTCAACTGGTCAGTTCCTTATACACATAGATTTAAAAAAGGAGATATTGATTTAGAAGTTATCTTCTTAGCATTAGATAGACCAGATGATGTAAAGAAATTATTATCTTTAGAATTAACTGGCGTATGGATTAACGAAGCAAGAGAATTACCTAAAGCTATAGTAGATGCGTGTAGTATGCGTGTTGGTCGTTTCCCTTCTATGAAAGATGGAGGACCATCATGGTTCGGAGTAATAGCAGATACCAATGCTCCTGAAGAAGACCATTGGTGGTCTATCATGTCAGGCGAAGCACATGTACCAGATTATATTTCCCAAGAAGATAGACTAATGTTAATCAAACCTGACAACTGGAATTTTTATATTCAGCCATCAGGAATGAAAGAAGTAAAGAATAAAGAGAATCAATTAATAGGATATGAAAAAAATACTAAGGCAGAAAACTTTAAGAATCTAAATCCTGAATACTATAATAACATTATACGAGGTAAGTCTAAAGGGTGGATAGATGTTTATATAATGAATCGTTTAGGAGCTATCGAAGAAGGTAAATCTGTCTTTAACTCTTTCAACGAAGAAACTCATCTTGCTAAAGAAGATATCCCTTTCTCACCTAAAGCTGCAATATATATTGGAATAGATTTTGGATTAACACCATCTGCTGTTTTTGGTCAACGAATAGGAATGGGTGTATGGCATATAATAAAAGAATTAGTATGTCAGGATATGGGAGCTGTGAAGTTTGCTGAATTACTTAGACAAGAGATGGCAGAATATAGGCAGATAGAATTTAATATATATGGCGACCCAGCAGGAGATTTTAGAAGTCAAACAGATGAATCAACTCCTTTCCAAATATTAAGAGGAGCTGGTATTCAAGCATTTCCAGCTCCATCAAATGATATATCTTTACGACTAGAATCAGTTAATGCTGTTCTAACAAGAATGATAGATGGCAGAAGTTCTTTCCTAGTTTCTCCTAAATGTATTAATATTAAAAAAGGTTTTCAAGGTGGGTATCATTATCGAAGACTACAAGTATCAGGAGATAGGTATGAAGATAAACCTATGAAGAATAGATACTCTCATGTAATGGATGCTCTCCAGTATTTATTGTTGGGAGCTGGTGAAGGTAAATCTATAGTTCAGGGTAGACAACCTATTAAGCCATTTGTTATAGAACGAAATTATGATGTCTTTAAAAGAAAACCTAAAATAAAAAAGAAAAATCTATGGCAAAGAATGAGGAGTGGGTTATAGCTTTTACCAGCAGACCTGAGAAGTCAGCATGGTTTCATTGGTGGACACATAAAGATTTTAAACACGCTTTAGCTTTTAAATATGAACCTGACCATCATCTATGGTTATCATATAACTGGGGAAAGAATGGTGTAGACATTAGAATATTAACTCCTGAACAAATGACAAATGCTTGTTTATATTTTAAAGAAAATCATAATGCTAAGTTTTTAATAGCAGAAGCAAAGGAATTACCTCAATATTATATTATGGAATTAACCTTTACTAATTGCGTAACAGCTATTAGACATTTAGTAGGAATAAGAAAATTAATGATAACTCCATATAGATTGTATTGTGCGTTGAAAAGTATGGGGTGTAGGGAGTATTTAGAAGATTCTAATTAGAAAGGTTAATTATGGGTAGCGTAAAAAAGAAAGTGCAAAAGGTTATGGGCAAAGGTTCATCAACTGATTCAGCATCCCCAGCTCCAGCAGCATCAACTACACCATCACCTGATGGTAATGTTCAAGCATCTGCTTATTCTACTAAAAAAGGAAAGAAATCTTTAATTAAAGGTGGAGGAGGAATGGCTGGTGGAATCGGATATAACCCAAGTGGTGGCGACTTTGCTTTATTCCTAGAAGAATTAATGAAAAGAAAAACATTAGGATAAGTAAATGGCAGAAGATAAATTTGCCTTTATATTAAATAAATATAAAGAAGCACATACTCTTAGAGAAAATTTTGTTCCTAAGTTTGAGGAGTGCTATGAATATACATTACCTCAGCGTGAATCATTTTATTTTGAATCACCAGCTAATAATAGAGCAGACAAAATCTATGATGAAACTGCTGTAGTAGGTGTTCAAGAATTTGCTAGTAGATTACAGTCAGGTATGATTCCAGCATTTGCAAAATGGTTTTCTCTTAAATCAGGTACAGATGTAGAAGATGATGAGCTTATGGCTATAGATGAACAGTTAGAACAAGTAACTGATTATGTTTTCCAAGTAATTAATAATAGTAATTTTAACCAAGAATCACACGAAGCATTCCTTGATTTAGCAATAGGCACAGCTTGTCTATTGGTAAGTGAAGGAGATGAAGCACAACCTATAAAATTTAACGCAGTACCTTTACCACAAATGTTATTACTATCAGGACCTGATGGTAAGATAGATTGGATATTTAGATTAAGAAATATACCTATTCACCAATTACAAATACTATATCCAAATGCAAAACTAGATGATGAAATAATACATATGATGGCTAGGGACCCAAATAAGAAATGTGAAATAATTGAGGCAACCTATAAACATTATGGCGAAGATGAGGAAACATGGCATTATTGTGTTCTTATGAAGAAAATGAAAAAGGTTATCTATGAAGAAGAATTTAAAGGACAAGGTGGAAACCCATGGCTAGTCTTTAGATGGTCTAAAGCATCAGGAGAAGTTTATGGTAGAGGACCTGTATTCAATGGAATATCAGCAATTAAAACTTGTAACCTTGTTATAGAAATGATTTTAGAAAATGCACAGATGGCAATATCAGGTGTATGGCAAATATCAGATGATGGTACAGTTAATCCTGATACAATAAATCTAGTACCTGGCAGTGTAATTCCTGTAGCTCCAAACTCAGATGGACTACAACCATTGAAGATGGCTGGTAATTTTAATGTAGCAGATTTAGTTCTACAAGATATGCGACACAATATTAAGAAAGCATTATATAATGAAATGCTAGGTAGACCTATGGCTAAAACACCAATGTCAGCTAGAGAAGTAGCAGAAAGACAAGCAGATTTACAACGACAAATAGGAGCTGCGTATGGCAGACTTCAAGCAGAATTTATACAACCATTAATTAAACGAGTAGTTTATCTCCTTAAAAAGCAAGGAAGAATACAGCTACCAATTATTGATGGTAGAGAAATAAGAGTTAAACCTGAATCCCCACTATCAAAAGCACAACAGCAACAAGATGTATTA